GTTCCAACAGACGGTGAGATTTGGTTATTTGATATTCCTAAAGTTAAAACTTTTGCTAAAAATTCTATCGGTAAAATTTGCTACATAGAGCCATCTAAAATTGCAATAAAAGAATTAAAAAAAATGAAAAAAGATCCATGTGTACCTATTGTTGCATTATTAAAAGGTAATGGTGATGGTACTTTAGCATTAGTAAATAGTTATACTAATGAACCAATTAACGAACATTGCCATAAAGTACCTACAGAATTTTTAGGTATAGTTTCTCCAGTTAAAGCTAGATACGACCCAGAGTTGTTAAATAATATAAAGAACCAAATATACATATTTAGTATTTACTTTTATCCATAAATGTTTATGAATTGTTCTATTGATTTGAAAATAGAACATGATACGGAAAATTGATAAATATGCCAAAGATGTAACTGATAATTGGCTTGAAAGTATAAAAGAATTACCTAAATGGGTTGAGCTTTACGGCATCAACCATCACTCCCCTTCTCAAATAAATTCCAATGATGATATTTGGAGTTACAAATATTTATACCTATCCCAAGAAGAACGAAGAGAGCTGCCTATTAATTCTAAAATGTTTTCTGGAGTGTGCCTTGGCGATATGGCGCAATTACAATTTGGTAATTATGTTTGGGAATATGTTAAAGGAAAAGGTTTAACCAGAAAAGAAATTCCACCGCAAAGAAAAGTTTTTGAAAAAATTATAGAAAAATTTAATTTGTATGATCCCGCAGATGATAAAGATAGAGAGCAACACGATATAAATAGACAAGGTTTAGCTCTAACATTCCAACAATTAAAATATGGATTAAGAGAAATTAAATTAAAAACTCCAATAGATTGTGAGAGATCTGTTAGCCTGGAGCTGCCTAATTGCCTTCTACCCTGTATTGGTAGAATAGATATAGAAGATGAAAATAAATTTGTTGAAATAAAAACTAAATGGCGAAAGAAAAACAGACCAAGAAAAGATGGTACATCTAATTATTCTATACCAAAAATAGATGAAGGTTATTTAGGTTGGCAAGACCATATTCTGCAAGTTGCTTTCTATTGGTTAGCTTGCAATAAAAAAAAGAAACCTCACTTATTAGTAATTAATGAAAAAGATTATAATGTTTTTACTCCAGATAATTGCGATGATTTAAAACCAGAAAATTTAGAACTTCAATTAAATAAAATGGCAATAGTTGCCAAACGCAGAGAAAGAGTAATGGAAAACCATGCTGGTAAAACTACTTGGTTCCAAGATATTCCATGTGATTTCGACCACTTCTTTTGGAACGGTTTAGGAGATCACAAACAAGCAGCAATGAAACTATGGGGTTTACTATGAGGGAAGATAACTCAATGATTAATCCTCAAATGTGGCTGCTGAAAACAGAATTAGTAAAGAAAAAAAAAGATCGCAAACTATTAATTATTCTGTCATTTGTGATTTTTTTTCTTATCTCCCTGTTAGTTATAAGTCTCTTTACTAATAAAGGTAGCCAGATGAGTTCAGCCGAGAGGTTTAACAAGGGTTTTATAACAGGCAGTTATCTTTCCCCTTTTTCATACATCTGGCTATCAGAAAGTTATTATGGGTAAAGTTATTAATATCAATAAAATAGAAAACGAAATAACAAAGTTAAAAGCTAATGGCGGTATGTGGGATATTGGCAATGGTAAATTTGCTATCAAACATTTAGAATTAGAAAAATTAGCAAACACTTATAATATTGAAACTAATGTTGAATTAAAACATTGTGATTTAAACAAAGGTTGTGCAGTAGTAAAAGCTGTTGCAACATTTAACGGTAAAAACTTTTATACACTTGGAGAAGTTTCCCCTCTTAATAATGATTTTATATTTCCTGTAGCTGTAGCAGAAAAGAGAGCTGCGGATCGAGCTATTCTTAAAGCTCTTGGTATCCATGGTAATATTTATAGTTCAGAAGAATTATCAAATATAAAAAATAATAATAATCAAAATACTGGCATAGACTTAAACCAAGAAACAATCATTTTAGAAAGAATTAAAAACGCAAGTCATCAAGCAAACTTGGAACAAATTAAAAGTCAAAATAAAGATTTCTTAACAGAGCTAAAGAAACAAGATTTAAAAAGGTACGAAAAATTAAAACAAGCCTTTTTAAATAGAAACCAGCAATTCATAGGAGGATAATATATATGGCTGATTTTAAAAAACCAGACGATCCAAACTGGGTATGTACCTTTTCATTGAAGAGGAACCTAAATAAAAAACCTGGCGATGATAGACCAGATTTAGTTTTGGTGGATAGTGAAAAGATAAATCAAAAATCTGGGAAACCTTATCGTAAGAACTTTACGATTAATGGTACCTGGTGCGAGGCAGCTTGTTATATCCAAGAAAATAAGGATCTAAAAATTACCATCAAGAAAACTGGAACTGGCGAAGATAAACCAGCAAATAAACCAGCAGTTGATAAGGGATTTGAAGATCAATTTTAGGGGAAACAAATGCAATATGGCTTAACTGAAAAGCAACTAAAACTTTTTAAGTTTATTAAGAGCTATATTTCTAAAAAAAACATATCGCCATCTTACGATGAAATGAAGGTGGCGATAGGTGCAAAATCCAAATGTGGAATTTATGCTAGAATTAAACAATTAGAGGAAAGAGGATGGATAAAAAAACTACCAGGAAAAGCAAGAAGTATCCAAGTAATAAAATGACAAATGCGGATATGTTTAAACCAATGATTTACGATAGTTTAGAAACCCAGGTAGACGGCAATCATTATAAAGCCATGAAGATCCAGCCAGCACAATTTATAAACGAAAATAAACTACCATTTGCTGAAGGAAATGTTATAAAATATACTTGTAGACATTCAAAAAAAGGCAAAATTCAAGACATCAATAAAGCCATTCACTATTTACAAATGATTAAAGAAAGAGATTACCCCGATGGGTAAAGTTGAAAAATTCTGGTCTGGTTCTGTTTCATTTACAGCTACAGAAACCTTTAAAGATCTGGATGCTGCGGTTAAAGCTAGTGTGCCAACTACCGCAGCTAAAATAGTAATTGATGAAAAAACTATCAGTTACGATTTCAATAGGATGAAGGAGGTTAGTAATCCAAATGATAACACACTACGAACACCTGGGAACAAAGATCCAGGAGAAAGAAAAGGAGAGAAAAAAGTTGAACAGAAAAATAAATAAGTTGTTAAAAGACGATACTGTTCATCCAGCTATTGCTGCTCTTTCTAAACAAAGTCATTCAAAGCTGATTGATATAATTACTTTGAAAGACGAACAAAGTAAATTACCAGGTTAAACTGGTACTTTATAACCATTCTAAACTAATTGAATATTAGTAATACCCTTCCTACGCCTAAATTAATTTGCTTAATTGTCAATTAATTAATTCTACGGCATTGACAAATTGACAAATATACCTATATTAATAATGTATGGTAAAAAACTTAAAAAGATACAAGTTCGCTACTTTCTCTGCTTTAGAGAAATACTTTACAAAAATAATCCTTCCACAAAAAAATAAATCTTCAAAAGTTATCGGCAAGGTTTTGCTTGTGTGGGATAAAACAAAAAAGGAGGCTGCATAGTGAACCACTTAACAAATGTTAATTTGTTCAAACAATTAGATTACCCAAGTTGGAGTTTTTATGAGTATGGAGATATGGGTATTACAATCAAAAAAGATAACGAAGTTACTAACTGGAAAAAATATTTACAAGCCAATATGAATGCTGGTTTGTTTGGTACTGGTTACAAAGTTGAAACTTATAAAAAATTAGATGGTGTTAAAAAAACTGTCGTTAATAAATTTAACTTAAAGGAGGCTGCGTGATAATTACAAAACCACATCCAAACATTATCAGAATTTATTTAGATGATGTTAAAGAAAAACCAAAAGCTCTCAAATATTTGCAAGAGCAAGGCTGCGTTAAAACTAAATATGTTGAACCATTTTTAGTTGCTGCTCCAGAATATTTGGGTCAATTAAAGGAGGCTGCTTAATGAATAAACTATATCAAAAATGCAAAGCTAAATATGATGCAGAAGTTTCCCAGGGAAATAAAAATCCCTATGTTTCAATTTCTGCTACAGAGTTAGCAACTTTAATTCTTGAAGGTATTAAAAAGAAATATCCTCAATACAAGTTTGCAAAAAAGAGCGCATATTTTGCGGGAGGATGTTCTGTAGATATTTATTTACAAGATGGTTGGAAAAAAGGAGTTACCAAAGAGCAAACAGATGAAATGAATAAGTTTGTTGATACTTATTCTGGTGCTGGTTTTGATGGCATGGTTGATTACAAATACTATGAAGATATTTGGTTAATGCCAGATGGATCTGTTGCTGCTGCTGATAACTCTGGCGGTGGAGCTGTTACTGGTGGAGTTGTTCAAGGTTACGATTATCCAAAACCAGTTGAGCAAGCAGTTAAGATTTCTTCTGGAGCCTGGGTAACTTTCCATAAAGATCCAAAATATGGCAGTAAAGATTATGCTCCATGGTGGGAGCAGAAGAAAAAAGAATATGCAGAAAAAGAAAAACAACAACAGAAAGGAGCTGCATAATGAAAAAACAATTACCAAAAAATATTGCTGTTGTTCATAAAGCATTTGAAGATGAACCAGTACATATTGCAAACTATACAATCTCTGGATCTGACAGACACTACTGGGAAATCGGAGAATTAACTGAGCATGATGTTTGCGAAAACATTTGGAGAGCTACACAAAATGTTAATGACAGCTGGAGTAATCCAGATTGTGTTGGAGAGTACGATGTTAATGTTGATAACGATCCAAACATAGATGTTCTTGTTCCTTTACCAGTTGTTAAAGGAAAAAAGATGGGTCATAGATCTACAAGCATGAATGATCTTGTTGTCTTTGAATTTAAAGATGGCACTCAAAAAACTTATAGAGCTGCGGCTGTTGGATGGGTTTGCGAAATGTACTCAAAGCCAGATGTTCAATTTTCACAATTAAAGAAAGGAGCTGCCTAATGGCACTATTAACTGAAAAAGAAGTAAGAGCTGAGTATAACGAGCAAAGAAAAGATCCAGTATTTGCAGAATGCTGGTCTAGTAATGATTATGATTTTTATGAGTGGTGTTCTCAATATTTAGATTACCAACATATAAAAAATCCTAAATTAGAAGAAATGAAAGGAGCTGCTTAAATGAAATTTCAAGTTCAAAGAGTTAATAACTCTAAGGGTCATCTTATTTATTGGAAGGTTGTTGGTTATGAAGGTAAACAAAAAATTACCGTTAAAGAAAATGGAGAAACTGTTAAGTTTCAACCAAATCAAAAAAGACAAGCTAATATATATAAAGATAGTTTAAAACCAGAAGAAATTAGTTTACCTGGTGGAAGAGTTAAATTTGAAAATGCTTTTTTAGATTATTTTAAGTATTTAAAAAACGATAAACTTAACCAGGAAGAAAGTAACCATGTTAAAATTAGCCTGTTAAAGCTCCATATCCAGCCGTATATTAACAAAGTCTGGGTTAATGAGTATATCTTAGCAGATTTTTTAAAGTATACCCTTCCAAGAGTTAATAGCAGTAAAAAATGGGTTAATAGAAATAAAGGAACTTTAATTCAATTAAATAAAACCATTGGTAAAAAAACTATTAAATATGCTGTTGCAGAATTTAAGTTATTTTTAAAATACTGCAAAGCAAATAAATGGCATATAGACGAAAGTATTTTAGACTTTCAATTCCATAAAAATTTCTTTCAACAGGTTCCAAAAGATTATTGGATCCCACAATATGCAAATGTTGTTAGATTATGTAATGAAGAACACGATATAAAAATGAAAGCTCTTTATAGATTGGCAGCTGAGACAGGTGCTAGACCAAATGAAGTTGTTGCAATCTGTTATAATGATGTAGATTTTGATAAAGGATTAATTCACTTTAGACACTCTTTAGATAAAAAAAGTAATTTTAGAGAAAACTTTTTAAAGACCGACAGCTCCAGAAGATCCGTTGAGGTGTCAGATCTTTGTTTAAATATATTAAAATTACATATGCAGAACCAGATTTTTCCTAAAAAAGAAGGTTTATTAAAAAGAGTATTTAATATTACTAAAGGAAGAGCTTATAAAAAAATTAAACAATCTACTAAAAAACTGGGTATTGATTGGCAAGAAGGATTTGCTGTGTTTAGACCGTTCAATAGTTCTTTAGTTAGAGACATGAAAATTCTTACTGATAAACAATTCCAAGATAGATATGGCTGGACTAATCTAAAAACATTTGGAAAGTTTTATCAAAAGGATCTTAATATGAATAAGACAAAAAGACTAGCTGCCATAAACAATCTAATAAAAGGATAAAATATGGATGCACTACACTATAAAGGAAGAATTGCAAAGTTTCTCTTTGCATTTAGGTATCTTGATAAAATAGTTGATAACGGTAACGGTACACAATCAAGATTACCAAAGCGTAAGAACCAGACGGTTCATGCTAAAGCACAGGGTAAAACTTTTCAGCAAGTACAAAAACAAGAGAAGGGATTAAATGGAATACCAGCTCACGACTTGTTTTTATTATTAAAAAAGGAAGGTTACGATATAAACTTAATGTATCAAAGTAATCCAGAAGAGGTATTGCAAAAGATAAATAAGAAATATCATCCTTTAATATTAAAGCATTTTGCTAAAGTAGATGAAAATATGGAACAGGAAAGAAAGCTACAGGAGCAATATAAAAATATGCTGCCAAAGTTAGAACGGGAGCTTGCACATCAATCAACAT